CCGTCAAGCTCGGGGACCTGGAGGTCAAGTACAACACTGCTAGCCAAGCTGTTGGAACTGTCAATAACGTATTCGACATTTACCCTTGGCTTCAGTCTTATCTTGGCGCTTATTGCCTTGGAGGTAGTGGTAGCTATCAAGTACGTGTTGTGAGGGGCTGATCATGGCAGGAGCACTTGACTCACTGTTCAAGAACGCTGCCAAGGCGATTGTTGCTGACTTAGGCAGTGCGCTTGACACGACAATTACTTACGTCAGGAAGGCATCGCCAAGTTATGACTATGCCACTGGTGGTCTGACGACAACGGATACCAGCTACTCGAACATCAAGGTCCCTGTTGAGTTTGTTCGAGCAGAGGAGGAAGAGGGTCGTGAAGAGCGTGAGGCCAAGCTGTATATCACTCCTGATTTGATCGGCAGCAACCAGCCAACGTTCGAGGATCAGATCAGTTTGACCTATGCAGGCTCTAGTCGAACTGCTCAGATCACGGATATTCGCACGTACCGTGGCGGCCAAGAGTACCTGTACGTGATCCTGGTGCGATTCTGATGGCCAAGCGAGCCGGGATTGATCAGATTATTCCTGATCTTGAGGCTCACATGCAGGAGAGCTTCAATGATCTGGTGCGAACCACGATGAGGAGGTTGGCAACGAAGAAACGCAGTCCTGTGTGGACTGGTTTTTTTGCATCAAGCTGGAAAGCCCAGTTGTCGCCTGTTCAGCCGGTAGATCGTGTTCAGGATTTCTCCCCTTGGCGAGAGCTTGCAGAGGCAAAGCGAAAGGCCGTGTGGGACAAGGAAACCGTTCCAAAGGGCTATTCGATCAAGCCTCGGTTTTATCCGCCTGAGCGACAGTTCAATTACAAACGGCGGGTGTATATCGGCAATAGCGCTGAGTATGCAATTTATGCATTAGAGAACGGCAAGGTTCAGTCGTTCATTCAGGGTCCTGAAATGGCTCGCTTGGTAAAGGAGAAATTCAAGGAGCGCAAGCCGCTGCTTTCTGTTGCTTCAACTGCGAAGGAAGGCGTATTTGGTTCGACTGCTGGTGAGACTTATATTGGCTATACGGAGATCTGACCATGACTCTCGTCAACGCTCGCGCTGCATTTGAAAAAGCGGTGACCGACGCTGTTTCGGACGCAGACAGCGATGTGCGGATGGTTTACGACAATGTTGCGTTTACTAGGCCGGGCAAAAGCGAGAAGTACATTTTGATGTCGGTCAACTTTGGCCAGTCAACGCTCCAGAATCAGGGCGCCGCGCAGGATTACTACGCTGGAACGATCCAGTGCAATGTGTACGTACCGAAGAATGCTGGTACGTCGGTGCTTTCAGCGATCAGCGAGGCGGTGATTGACGGGCTGACCTCAGTGAACGCTAGTGGTTACACGGATACCTATAGCTCTAACCCAAGAGTGCTGGACATTGTTGGGCCTACGCCGCTCAATGTTGAAGATCGCTCTCACTTTATCGGAGTGATTTCCTGTCAATTTACTGCCACCGCATAGTATAGTATCGACAAAACAAGCATCCCAATGCGAGCTGCAGAGCTTTTAAGGAACAAGTTTGGCGTTAGCCAGCTCTATAAGCACGAGGTCAAGGTTGAAGGCGAGGTGGTACTGGAGGTGTTTTGGCACCCCTTGACGATTGCTGAGCGCGAGTCGATCCAAAAGCGTACCGAGTCAGACGACGCAGGCGATTTTGCCCTGAACCTGATGATCCAAAAAGCTTTGGACAAGGAAGGAAAACGGCTTTTTGCTGACGGTGATCGCGCTGGTCTCCGCCGTGACGTTGATGCAAGCGTGCTGCAGGAGATCCAGCTGGCCATGCTGACCTCTGGTACGGAGCAGAAGGTGGAGGAAGCGAAGGCAGACCTCAAAAGCTAAGAAGGACTGGTTTTTCATTTTTTTCCTTGCGAAGGAGTTGGGCATGACCGTTGCTCAGCTCTCTCGTGATTTAACGCAGGAAGAATTGGTCGGCTGGGCTGCTTATTACGCGATCAAGGGCGAGGAGGAGGAAAAGGCCATGGATCGTGCCAGAACGGGACGCGGAGCCAGAACCATGGTCTCGCGATAGACTTGACTGAGCAGTAGCAGTACGTTCAGCCATGGCCGACTATGGCATCAATATCGGCGTAAACGTACAGTCGGCTCAGCTTGGCAAGCTGACTCAACAGCTTAAAGAGCTGAGAAAGATTGAGCAGGATTTAATACGAATTCAAGAGTCAGGAGTAAGTACCCAGAAAAAAGTTGCAGACGCCAGAAGGGCGGCAAAGGACGAAATAAATAAAAATAAAAAAGCAGCCCTAGATGCTGCTAAAAGTTTTACCGAATTTACAGGTGTTATTTCTAAAGGTAGCTCAGCACTAAAAGAGCAAGGCGCCCAGTTTCGCGCCTACCGCCAAAACGTAAAATTTGGCAAAGCCGAATGGGTTACATTTACTCAAGCAATCACAAAAACTGATTTTAGCGCCACTATAAGCAGCCTTAAACGTTTCAATACCGAAGCCGAGACTATTGCAAAAACTTTTGCTCTGATGGGCAAGGCTGGCGCTGGCGGGCCAGCTTTTGGGGCATTTTCCTCAATAGAAAGTCTCTTAGCTTTTAAGCCTGCAAATACTACTAATGCGCTTCAGGCATACAACGATGTTCTTGCTCAAGTTAGAAATCAGGTAAATATAGCCTCCAACGATTACAAGCTTTTGGCTCAGCGAATAGCTGAAGTTAATCAGCAAATGAGCCGGGCTATTGTCCCGACTGCCAATCAATACGGCGCACCAATAGGCCCAGAACGCGCTCCAAGCAGATTTAGCCAGTTCTTTGGCAGGCAAACAAGGCAACAGCGGGTCAGTGGAGCCATTAGCAGCGGTTTAATTGGCGGCGGCTTCCCGCTTTTATTTGGCCAAGCCGGTCCTGGTGCGATCGGCGGTCTTGCCGGTGGTCTTGCCGGTGGAGCCCTTGGAGGCGGATTTGGATTCGGGCTATCCGTTATTGGGACGGCGATTGGCGAAGCGATCCAAAAAAACATTGAGTTTAATAAGTCACTTAAAACGTTGAATGTGACATTTGGCTCTGCTGGAAATGGAGCCAAACTGTTTGCTTCGGATATTGATTCGATTCAAAAGTCCTTAAAGGGCACCAGAGAAGAAGCGCTCGAAGCGGCTCAAGCGTTTTCGTTTTTTGGTGACACTCGCCTAACAACGCAGTTTGCAAAAGTTTTTGGGAAAGACGCCGCACTGCTTCAAAAAGGTCTTGCTGTTAGAGATCCCGAAAGCCTGCGTGATGCTGTCGAATCCGTCAGCGAAGTCAACCAAAAGCTTGGGGAGGAGCTGGCTCAAAACGTTCTGAATTTGAGCGTTGAAGAGGCTCGCCTCAAAGTGATTGAGGCAATGGTCCGGGCGAAAAAAGGAACAGCTGCGCCAACGGAACGTGTGCAGATTGGTGAAAGGAAAACCAGGCGAGGTACGAGAAAGATATTTGGAGAGCGTGCAATTTTAGGCGCAGGTGATGTACCGGAAGCTGTTGGGGCGGCAGATAGGCTTGCAGCGTTGTTGGAGCAAATTTCTCCAACGGACACACCAGCAAAGGCTGATCCGACGATTGCCTTAAGGCAGCGGTTGGAAGCTGCTCGCGGGCAAATTGAAGCTGAAACTGAATTGCTTGAGCTGCAAGGTCGCCAGTCCGATGTTGCCCGGATTATCTATCGGGAAAATATGGCGATCGTCAAAGCTCAGGCAGCGGGCGTCGCAGAGCGTAAAAAACTGACTGACATTGAGGATATTCTGCTAAGCCAGCAAATAGAAGCTTCGAAAATCAAGGCTGCAAACTTGAAGTTTGAGCGCGAAACAAGCGAACTTGCTGAACGCATTTTAGAAAGCACAAAGGATCTTGCGAGACCTTTGCAGGATCAGATTGATCAGATCAAGGATAAGGCCGCATTCGAGCGTGAGTATGGGGAACTGATTCGCTCTGGTGTTGTGCCAGCGGTTGCCCAGCAGACTGTTGAGATCAACAAGCAGGTCAAGGAAATCCAACGCCTGACCGAAAAGCAGCTAGTTGAGATCGACCTTCAGATTGAAAAGCTTCGTTTGCTGGTGGCTGCTGTCGCTGGAACGGAGGCTGAAGTTGCGATGCAAGAGCGTTTGAATGAAGCGCTTGAGCGTCGCAATGAAATTGAGCGTAAGGGTCGTCAAGCTCAAGATGCTGCACGCGATGCACAAAAAACTGATAAGGATCGCCTGCAGGATGCGATTGATCTAATTCAGGGTCAGATCAATAACTTGATGGATCCTGTTCAGCAGGTGATCGGCCTTGCTCAAACTTTGGGCAATGCGTTTGCTGAATCGTTCAAGGGGATCATCAACGGCAGCATGACTGCCCGCGAAGCGCTGGCGAACCTGTTCCAGCGCACAGCTGATTACTTTTTGGATATGGCAGCACGAATGATTGCTGCTCAGATCCAGATGCAGATTTTGAAGATTGGCTTGAGCTTTTTGGGTGGTGGTGGAGCTGGCGCTGGTGCCGGCACAACCGATATTTCAGGATTTAGCGCTTACAACGACAGCACAGGGCTAACCCTTGCAAGCTTTGGCGGTGGGATGGCAAGTGGTGGTCGCGTTTCAGGCGGCACCTCATACCTTGTTGGCGAAAGGGGGCCTGAGCTGTTTACGCCTGGTGCGAGCGGAATGATCACGCCAAATCATGAATTAGGCGGCAGCGGCGTCCAGGTCGGCTCAATCAACATCACCGTCGAGAACACTGGCGAACAGCTGAGCCCTGCCGCCCAGAAGCAGATCGCCAACCAAGTTCAAGGTATCGTGATGTCAACCTTGGTCAACGAGCGCCGTAGCGGAGGGGTCCTGCGTTAATGGCTTACATTGCATTTGACGACATCCCGTTGGCTCACGCCACTCCGGTGGTGAAACGCAGCCAACGCCGTCAGCAGGCAACCTTTGGCGATGGCTACGTCCAGCTGTTGACTGACGGTCTGAATACCGATCGCGAAGTTTGGAAGTGCGTTACCTCGCCAATGCCTTACGCGGATGCGTATTCCATTGAGAGCTATTTACTGACTGTGCGCGGCTCAGCGATTGAGTGGACCGCCCCAATGTCCACCAAAACGTTCTCTCGCCCGTTTGAAAGCGGCGTTCTGGATCTGGGCTACACGGACATCAGCACCCTGTCTCTTGACGGCTACAGCCGTCCAACGAACTACACCGCCAACCTTGACACAGGTCTGCTGACCTCGGTGGACATTGCTAATGACACGGTGGTTGAAGTGACATTGACGCTTTCGCCCCGTGATTATGTGGTACGTGACGGCTGGACGATGACACCAGTCAGCGCATCCTTCATGACGATCTCGTTTGAACTGGAGCGGGTGTTCGTATGACGCAATCACCACCAGTCGCTGAGACCTTCAAAACTCAGATGCCAGAGGTCATCGACCTCTTCACTCTGGACATTTCGACGCTGTTACCTGCTGGTTCAACTGACCAGTCGATCTATCGTTTTTGCAACTGGTCCCAGACAGACGGCGAGGACATTACTTACGACAGCAATACCTACACGGCTTTGCCGATGCAGGCCAGCGGATTTGAGCTAAATACCAGTGGCAAGCTGGAGCGTCCCAGCATTACTTTTGCAAACGTGGGCTTGGCGATTACAGCGCTGACCAATACTTACAGCGACTTGGTTGGTGCCAGCGTCAGCCGAATCCGAACGCTGACGACATATCTGGACGGTACTCCCGGAGCGGATCCTGATGCTTATTGGGGACCAGACGAGTGGGTTGTTGAGCAGAAGTCAAACGAGACCAAACTCGCTGTCACTTTTCAGCTGGCGGTTCCATTTGACCTTGAGGGTCGGAGCTTGCCCGGTCGGCGCCTTTTGCGTGAACAATGCCAGTGGATCTACCGCAGTGACATTGGGTGCCACTATGACGGCAGTGACTATTACGACGCAAACGATGACTCAGTTACGGATCTTGCCGATGATGTCTGCGGGAAACGCTTAACCAGTTGCCAGCTTCGGTTTGGCGATGGCTCACGCCTGCCTTTTGGCGGATTTCCTGGTCTCGTTGATTCCCAAGGCTGATGCTGTCGCAATGGCAAAA